TTGGCAAGTAAACAATTAAAAACAGATAAATTATGGGTACTTTAATTAAAATAGCAAGTTATCAAAAAGACATTGAACGACTTAAAGCAATGCGTAAATTATATGATGAAACAGAAAATTTAAACGGTGGTTTTTATTCTGATATGAAGTTTGAAATAGATTCTCAAATAAAGCATTGCGAGGAATGTATAAAAAACTTAAAAAATGCCTAAAACTAAAAAAGTAACAATTACAATTACAGACGAAATGCACCAAAAAGGTAATAATTTATCTGTTTTGGTGCTTGGGTCTGAAAACTTTAGTGGGCTGATAAGCTATATGATAAACAAACTTCATAAAGAAACGAATAGCAAGTAATTTTTGTTATACGTTGTTATGTGCGCTTTTGCGCTTGTAGTGGTGGTTTTAATGCACTAGTCTAGTCTAGCGAAAATACGTTGGCAATGAGGATTGTGAAACGAACTGCAACAAACTTAAACCACCATTACACATAACTACAGTATATAAACACTTACAAAATTAAAGCTATGGAAAAACTAACAAAATTAAGGCGTTTTATTGATGCGTCAAATAATAGAAAATTCACAATGGATGAGGAATTAGGAATGATAAAACATTTAGTTTCAAAATACAACTTCATTTCAAAAAGTGAATACGCAAGGTTACAAAAAATATCCCCTCAAGGTGTTGAAGCTAGACTCAAATCAACTAATGAGCCTTATATTAAAATGATAGGAAAATTATTTATATTGGATTTTTCAAATATCTAAAACCAAAAAAAGCAATAATAGCTACTAATAAAATAAGAACTAATAAGCCGTAGAGAATTACAGAACTATCAAAATCCTCTGTCTTTTCACGGTCTTTTTCTTTTATGGATTCCACTAAAATTTTATTACTTTTCAAAACCTCATCAATGATCGACGAAAAACAATCTATTTCAGATACCTGCCCTTTTGTATCAAACACCGTTTTAAGAGTTGTACCCTGTCTATTGACCGTGTATATAGTTGTGTCCTTATAAGTAAATTTAGGAATGGTAAACGTTACCGTATCGCCTATACGCTTACTTCTAACCTCTACCGTTTCAGTAACTGTCCTATCTTCTTTATTTTTAATTGCTCTTTTCTGAATGTCGCAACTACAAAATAGTAGAAGTAGAATCAACAATTTACCAACGTGCCTTACGCCCTCGAATATCATAATGAATAAAATTTTTGTAAACACCTAAACCACCCTGAAGCATATCACCATTTTTTATCAGCATTTCAATAGCTTCTGCAACCCTTTTAGTAGACAACCCACTTACAACAATGTCCGCAGCCTTACCCCTAGTGTGTTGTGATAAAATAGTACCCCCAACGGCTTTGTTATGCTCGGGACTTCTGTAACCGCTATTGATCGTAATAGGTCTGTTTAGGTGATTCCTTAATGTTTGTAGTTGATTAGCTAATTTCTGAATATTATGAAACACCTCCTCTGGCATCTTTGCACCGTCCTTACTTTCAAATTCAGCTAAACTAAAGTTTTTTGTTAGTTTCATGTTTTTTCTTATAATTTTCAAATGCTGTCTTTAAAGAAAAATATCGTGATTCCATCTCCTTGAATTTTTCATCATACTTTTGTTGCAACTCTTTAAGGTCGTTGTCATACCTTAATTTCAGGTCATTCAGAGCCTCTTGGTACAAATCCATTATCGACTTATTATTATTAGTTTCTGCTGCTTTTAGTTCTTGCTTGCGCTTATTTCGCTCGTAACCCCACGCCCCTGCACCAGCTAGAAAGGTAATAATTTCAGGTAAATATGGATTAATAAAATCTATCATTTAATAAAATTATTTATCTCTGCATCCGTTTGAATTGAGGCGATGCAATGCCCTCGTTGAAACCATTTTGGCACGTCGATAATAAATAATATTACAACGATAACCCAGCCCCCCATAGATAGGCTTTTTTCTAGTTGCTTTTTGCCCAATGCACTCGATATGGTTTCGCCAAATCTGCCAAAAGAGTAACCCCCTTTTGAGAATATTAACTCCCAAAACCTAGCGTATTGATAGTTGCCAAATACATCAATATTATAAGCTAAAGTAAACGCCCTTTGGTCTATTAGCTGATACCATTTTCGACCCTTTACATTAGTGAAAAGCATTATAATATTGTACAAAATATGTACTATTACAAAGATAACTAATGCTAATATGGATAAAATTATGCTCATTTGTTAAATTCTTGTAAATTATCATTTATAAATTGCACCGCATACATCGACACTAAATCAATTAATGACACCTTATTAGTTTGCTGCAAATACGTCAGGTACTTAATTGTACTGATCCGCTTCGGCTCTTTGGTTGTGGTTGTTTCGGTAACTGGGTTGCCTTGTTCGTCTAAAATTACATTACCCTCATCGTCTAACTTTTGTATAGTATTTTCAACATCAATTATAAAAGGTTTGCCTTCTGCATCTAAAATGGGTGTAGTAGTCTGTTCAGTTATAACCCACTCTGGACTTTCTTTTGTGATGTTAATGATTTTGCCGTTGTCATCTTCAAACTGTCGTGAGTAGTGTACCTTTAAATAGTTTGAACGCAAAGCAATGACCACCCCATGTACTACCATGAATTGATTGAAAGGTAAATCAGGATGTCTAGGTATTGGTAATTTTGCAAGTTCAGGACGCACATTTTCAATAGTGTTTACTAATTCCTGTAAATCGTTTGGGATAAATTCTTTTCTCATATTATATTGGACACGTTTGTAAATTTGAAATAACTCCATTATTATCAACTTGGAATGAAAAATCACCTGTTGAATAAAATTGATTTCCACCTTGCACCAAAAGCCCACTTGTCGCATCTATATAAAGCACATCACCATTTTGCGGGATAGTAGTACCTGTTGTAAAAAGTGCTACATTTACAGTTGCTGCACAAGCTAAAGCTGCCGTTGTCTGTGCTGCTGTTAATGTGATAGCTGTCAACGGTGGTGTTGGTATTGGTATTACTCTAGTTGTGAAATCTGATGGTAATTCGTAGTAGAGTTGAAATGAGCAGTAGCTTACGAACGTGCTTAATGTCGTCTGTTCTTGTTTTACTGCTATTTGCAGTGTCTTAGGACTTGTTATGACGGCTTTTGGTAAATCTAGTTCAAAAAACTCATTAAAATTCATAAACTCAGCGCCATTATTTGGATATAATTTTGCTCGATAAACTTCGACAGGTGTATTAAAACTATAAGACTGCCCTTCTCCATTTTGATACAATGCAACTTCAAAAGATGTTACATCTGTGGTGTTTTCCCGCCCCATGTTTATAAAAAGTTTTATCAATTTAGAACCAGTAGGCATTGTCAAAATTGCATTACCAAAATTATTAAAACTGGGGTTTACGCCTGTAAATCCATTGCCTATAATTCCATCTCCGTTGTCACTTTTTAATCCTGCTAAAGTTGCCCAACGACCATCAGCATTGAAATTAACTATATACCCAAAATTATGACATATAATTTGCCCAGAACTACCACCACCTAATTGCGATTCAATACCATTTTCGTCTGTGTAGTAAATTGCATCACCACCATTTCTGATTGAGTTGGGTACACCACCACTTGTAATTTTTGACAAAGCGATTCTACCGTTTACATCTAACTTTTCATTCGGTGATGTTGTACCTATTCCTACGTTGCCTCTAATAGTAGCATCACCATTTCCATAAGAGCTGAAATTTCTATCTCCATTTATGTTTTCAAAATGAATGCCTCGTGAAGTTGTTAAATTTTCTCTTATAACTACACCTCTATCTAGATTGTTAGCTGATGAAGCGTCATATTCAATCACTCCCCAGCTATTGTTAATCCTATAAGCACTACTTCTAATTTCCCCACTAGCTATAAAATTACCAGTAGGTAAAAATTGAAATTGTGCTGAACTACCCCAATAAGTTGATTGAAAACCTATGTAATAACCATTCAAAGATTGTTCAACGCCAAAAAATCCAGCCCCAGCAGTTGTGGTATTAGTTATACCATTTTCTACATTTAATCCTCTAACCCAACCAGTAATACTAGTAAATCTATTATCAATAACAAGACCCTTTGATGTATTTAAACTCAAACCTAAAGAAATTTTGTCATTCATCTTTAGTAGAGTTCCATTATAAATGTCATTAATATCACTTCTTAAAAACTGACTTGAATCTAAATTATCTAAAGTCGCAGCATTACCACCGTTTGCATTTGTGATATAACCTGCGCCATTCGTCAATTGATTGTTGTTTGTTGGAATGTCGTCAACTATATCTTGCGCCGTTCCTGTGTAACCGCCAGTAGGTAGAAAATCACCACCGCCAACACGTCGCCAAAAATTGAACTCGTAAATAGAATTATCAACTAAATTTTCATTATTAGGTAGTGAAATTTGCCAGTAGTAATAATTGATATTATCCTTAAGCGAAACGCCTAAATCAAAACGCTCATTCAAAATACTAACCTCTACTCTACAATTGTCTAAGCTATCCGTATTCGTTCTTTTTTGAACAAAGTATAAATTACCGTTTAAGGTTTTGAAAATATTAAAATCTGCATTAGTAACAACCCCACTCAAGTCATTGGCAACGTTAAAAAATATTTTGAAAACATCGTAGTAAACATTGCCCAATGCAGGTTTGTTCAATATGAAATCAGGTTGCGTTTCATCGCTTTGATTCCAATTTGCCTGTACATTTTCTTGTAAGTTGCTATTAGCCGAAATCTGGTTAACTAAAGCATCAGTCAAATTATTGTCACTTAACCCCTTGCCGTTCTCTTTCTCAACTTTTTTTTGATTTAATTCCTCAAAATTATTGTTCGCCTTAATTTGCGAATCTCTTAAAGTGTCGCCTTGCCCGTCATCAGGGGTTGATACGTTTATATTTTCTATTAATGCCATGGAAAATCATTATTAATTGTTACCTCTACACCGTCTAACTCTGATATACCTAAATCTTTAGTAAATTCTTTAAAATTAGTCTCTACATTTGCGACTAACTTATTGTACCTTAATGCTAAAGCATCAGTCTCACTCTCTTGTAACGTCTCACGATTGGCAGTCACAATTTTATGAATGCCATTTTCGCTAACTTTGTAACCTCCAAACTCAACATATAAGCTGCTAGTCTTATAAGATAGTAGGTCTTTTACAAATTTATTAAAAATAGTCAGATAGTTGCCACTTAAACTATCATTTATAAAGTCGCTATAAATTTTATCATACAATTTTATTCCTAAAAAAGACTGTAAATAGGTTGTTTGAGCAATGAAAATTAGGGGCTTAATATTATCGACGTCAATATTACCGTCTAAAGCCGTCAAGGCTATAACGTCATTTGGTTCTATCATTAAAATTGTCTGACTACTCATTGCTATCAATTTTTTTCTCTTCAAAATCCTTAAAGTCTAAATCACAAGTCGCATCGATAGTTTTGAAAACCTTTGTAAAACTCGCCAATATAACTTCTCTTTCTGGTCTTATAACCCTACGATATACCGACTTCGTTGCCACTGCTATTTCATCCGCATTGCTTGAAAATCCTGTCTTACTTCCTGCTAATAAGATATGCGGATAGCTGTGTGCTATTAATATTTTGCGCTCTGCCTCTTCTGTATAGTTTACATAAGTTGCATTTACATTCGGGGGGTCTATATTATCAACTATTACCGCATTTTCAACGCTGTTGTTAATTGAAACAACTAATCGTTGACCGTTGATACCTGTGAATTTATCTCGCAATTTACCTGCTAACTCACGCTTAGCATCTGCGTCTAAACCTTGACCGCCTACCCAGTTGATGAGCTTTTGCCCTGAAAAACCAGTGCCAACATCTTGGTAAGAGTGTTGCGCTAATAAGCCTTCATCTTGCGCCCATTTTAGAGCGGAATACCATGCAGGACGTGGAAATATAGGCTCATTAGACGGTCTTTTTATAACCGCTATATTAATGCCATTTTCAGGCTCTGTACCGTCAAATTTATTGTATAAAACTGGCTTATACTTATACCGTTGTGTCCAATCGTAACTATACCAGTACCCTGTTTCACGCATATTGTCGTCTAAATTAAACGCAATATTACGTATTGGTACGTGCTTAATTTTCACTACCTTATTTTCATACCAAATAACCTGATACGAACCTATACCCTGTATGCGGTAGTCTAAAGCTATTAGCCCTAAATCATAAGAAGATAAGATTTTATTAGGGTTGATACTATCTTTTGTGTTATTAACAAGTCCCTCACCAATGATAAGATTTACAATATCGTTTATACAAGCTGAATTAGTAACGCTATCCTCATATGCATCAGCAAACAACTTGTAATTTTTATTGTTATCACCGTTCAAAACGTACTTAGTACCCTGAACAATGTCAGTTATACTCGGCATAAAAGCCGAAAACGTCATTAAAGTTAGTCCTTGGTCTTGAACCGCTGTATCTTGTGTTTCGATGGTGTGTAGTTTTGAATATCCGTACCTTGTGCTACTACAATTGCTTTGCCTCTATATATGACTGTATCGCCATTTCGCAAAGTCATCTCGTATTTAGCACCTAATTTGAAAAAAGGCTCGTTAGTTGGAATACTAATAACAAGCCTGTCTCTTTGTTTAACCCAACCTACAGTATTGCTATCCGTTTCGTCGGTTGTTTCGTTTCTTAATTGTAAAATCAAGACATCCGACGTCAAAGGCTCATGTCTCACAACGACCTCAACGCCGTTGGTTGTCTCGATTTGCAATACTTTCATTAGGCTGTTGCTACTAATGCAGTCTTATAGTCTGCGACCGCTGTTTCAGTCAATGTTTGAGCAAAAATAGGCTCGATAGTTTCTAAAGTAAATACAAAGCCTTGCGCATCTGTACTTTCAACTACCGTTAGAATCTCTGCTCCATTTACCGATCCAGCAACAATTGTACTGCCGTCGTTGCCCTCAAAAAATACATTGAATACACCGTCTAACAACGCCTGTGCATCTGTTAAGTTTTTGATTCTATCGCAGTACATAAGCGCAAACGTTCCTGCACCTACCTTATCCGCTGTCATTGTTGCCCTGTCTTTTGTTGCTGTTTCGATAAAATTGTCGGCTGTATTTTTAACCTCGAATCTATAAATCTCAACCAGTCCAGTTGGCAATTCAACAACCCCTGCTGCTGTTGTTTGTATTAAATTGGCACTATCCCAAACAGCAAAAGATATAGCCTTATAGCCTTTTGGTTTAGCATATCCGCTTTTTTTTCTTGATGCCGTTAATGTCGTTCCGCACATAATTTTTTAAGTTTTATAAAAACCGCCCTAACTAAAGAGCGGTCTTTAATTAATATTATCCACCGTAAAGCGTGATGTACCTTTGGTTTGTTACGAAAGTCGCAATGGTTTGGATATTCTTAATATATCGCTGTTGCGCTCCGTTTGCCATTTGCCCTATGTTTAGTAAACTCATATCACTTACTAAATCCATAAGTACTTTCAAATACTTAGGAACGGTTAAAATTCTGAATCCTACCAAAGGAACGAATACAACTTCGATACTATTGTAGTAAGCCTTGCCACCCTCAAACACAAAGTTTTGGTTTGATGCTGCACCAACTGAGTTGTTAGCTGCCATCATTAATTGTTCATCTTTGAAAGGTGCAAATATCTTAGGCTCTTCGATACCATTCAACACCTCATCTGGACTACCTAAATATAACTTAGCATACTCCTCAGCGATGTTGTCTTTAGTGATTGTCGTTCCAGCAACTTTCACATAGTCACCCAATCCACCACCTGGTCCAGCACCTGGTCCAACCTTAGCTTGTGAGTCGTTGTATAAGATTTTAGCCGCTAAACTATCAAACAAAGTAGTTGGCATCGCTGCTACTAATGCTTTTGCACTTGCTGATATAGACCCTTGCCCTGCTCCTGCTATTAGCGCTGCGATTGCTGTTTTAGTTTCTGCCGTTGCGCCATTCCATATATTTTGGTCTAATTTACGACCAATAGCTGGTTGCATATCAATTAGAACACGTCTGTCAAACTCATCTGAAATGTGGCTAAACGCCCCTGCTGCGATTGAACGCTCGAAGCGTGTGCCTTTCAAAGTAGTTTCATCTATAACATCTTTTACTTCAAAAGTTTGCAGATCTACTTTAGTTTTCTTAACATCCAAAGTAACGTCTCCAGTAGCTGTTACGCCTGCTGAACTAGCTGCTGAAAATTCAACATCTACTCTACTTTCATAAACGTCTGCGCCTGACTTGTGACCCTCCTGAATGTCGATAACTCTATCAACAAAGGTGTTCGATTGAAGATATAACTCTGATTGTATCTCCTGTAATTCTGTGGTTTCGGTTTTTGTGCCGCTGTAATTAATTGCCATTATTTAGTGTGTTTAAGATTTTGATTTCTTTTTTTAGCCAAGCGATTTGCTCGCCTGATAATTTATTTTTAGAATACTCGTCTAAATTTTTCCCTGATTGTTTGATTGCTTCTACAAATTGAGCGAATGAGACACCTTTGTTAAAAGGGTTTAGAAACTCTACTGATTCTTTTGGCTCAACTTGTGTTTTTTTTCGTGCCATTATAGTCCTCTATTTTTTTTCATTTTCTGTAAACGCTTTTGGTACTCGCTATCTTCAACAAACGCTGGTGCTTTTGGAATCTCTTTAAGTTCAATCAATTCTGATTTTAACTTAGCGATTTCATTGTCTTTTTCTTCAATAGACTTTTCAGCACTCATTTTTGTTTTTTCGTCCTCACTTGCCTTAGCTTCCCACTCGGTTAGCTTAGCTTTTAACTCTGCGTTTTCAGCTTCTAAATCCGCTACACGCTTTTCCCAATCTTCACCATCATCTTTTAAATCTTCCACATCAATAGCTTCAATTTTAGAGATTGCGCCCATGTCATCTGTTGTGTACTTTTTGCCCTCGTACTCAAACGTTTCATTAGGCTTGGCGTTACCTTCTGCATCTGTGATAATTGACCCCTCTTCTAAAGATTGACCGAAATATCCAGTTGCATACTCTTTGCTGTCCTCTCCAGCAAATAGACTTTTTATGTGCTCCCACACGCTCTTTTTATTCATTTGTTGATTATTAAAATTAAGTGTTTCATCTTCTATGGTATCTAAGTAAGCTTCAATTGACAAGCCTGTTATTTCACCGCTTTTCACTTTTGCCCAAACATCCGGATTGTCAATCTTATAACCTTTCATTAATGTTCCGACTGGTACTTCAAAACCCATTTTATAAGCCTTGTCTAGTTTTTCATCTTCAACTATCCAATTCTCAAAACAAAATACACCCTCAGTATTAGCCTCCTCATGGTTGAGGTTAATCTTGCTGTCGTAACCGTGGCGTGACCCTCTAATATGTAAGTCTTTGATTGTTTCCGCATCGAAATACACCTCAGCTGGTTCGCCTTTAATACTTTTTCTAAAGATTTTTTGATTTGGAATTAATGCAGGTGCAAAAATTATTTGCTGTTCTTCGTCTAAAAAGCGCATCGGATCGGCTTCTTCTGAAAAAGCCATTAAATTTTGCTTGATAGCAGGGTCTAATACTAACGAGGTTCTAAGCAACCCCTTTTCGTCCATTGGTAATATCTTATATGTCTTCATATAAATCACTATAAAGCACAAAAAGCCTGTCCAGAATTAACTAGAAAGGCTATATTTATGCTTATTTTTGTTGGTGCTGTACATCTTCATACAGAATTTTCTGCAAATTACAAAAAAAATTAATATAATTTACATTTTTTTTTAAAAACTATTTTCTTGTATTAAGGCATCGTCTAAATTTTGACCAGTTGTAACGTCTGACGTAACAACATACGTTCTAATTGGTGGCTGTTCTGTTTGGGCTTGGCTTATACTTGTCGCTATCTGATTTTCGCTACTCGCTTGGAATCCTGTTTGTGGAGTTGCTGAAACTCCAGCACTTCTAGCTGTCGCAACATTAGGTTGCGCCCCTGCTGAAATTGAACCCCCACCGCCAACGGCTTTCAATGCTCTTTGAGTGCTTGAAATTATAGATGATGCGCTTGTGATTCCTGTGGCAATATGAACACCTGACCATGGCATACCAAACGTTAAAGGCGATGCTGCGTTAGATTTCTTAACCGCTTCAACGGTATTGACTGCTACCTTTCCTAAAGCTACACCGCCCTCGGCTAAAATAATACCTTTTTGAACCTCTTTATTTTTAGCAAATATATTTTTGGCTGTGGCTATGGCATTATCTCCAACACTTGCGATAGCTTGTTGTAAGGCTTGCTCTTGTGCTATCTTCGCGTCATTAGCGTTTTGTTGATTGTCTAAGAAATTCTGATTAAATTCATCCCTTATGAGCTGTTCTCGCTCTAACCTTTCTGCTTCAGTTCCACCCAAAGCATCACTTTCTGCTATTTTAGCATCTAGTTTTTGCTGTAATAACCTTTCGTTATGTAGTCTAATTTCTTCAATTTCAGCTTCGTTTCTAGCCTTTAGGTAGTTTAACTCTGTATTATCTTCAAACTGTTTTAAGAAAGCATCTCTTTTGGCTTGTTCTTCTTCGTCTTTTTTATCTTGTATTTCTTTCAGCTTATCGTTTAAATCATTTTGCTTTTCTAAATAGATTTTATTGGTAGTTTCAAGAATTTTAGAAACATCCGCACCCTTTTTTCGTAACGCTTCAATCTCTGCTAAATCTCTTTTACGTTGTCGGTCTAATCTTTGCTGGTCTGTTTCATCCTGTAAATCTTGCAACTGCTTTAAAAGTTCCGCTTCTTTATCTTTTACGGACTTATTAAATTCTTCAATCTCTTTTTGCTCTTGCTCTCGTTGCTTTTTTCGCTCCTCGTACTGCGCTCTCGCTTGGTCGGCTATCTCTTTTTTACGTGCCTTTTCTTCGCCGTCTATTCTTTTGTTGAATTCGCTTATCTTACGTCTGTCTTCGGCACTCTTTTTTTCTAAATCAAATAAAGCTATTTGTGCTTCCGCTAGCGCTTGTAAAGCTTCTGCTTCTGCATCTGGATCGCTTAAATCATTTTGCGCTTGTATTGCCTCGACCCTTTTACGTGCGTTTGCTAATTCCTGCTCTGTTTGCTTACCCTCTAAATCCTTAACCTTTTCTAATGCTTTACGTTTTTCTTCTAACGTTGCATTTTCATCCGTTAAAATACGCTCACTCTCCGCTAAATCTCTATTAAGTTTTGCACGTGCCACACTCAACTCCCTTGTGGTATCTGAGACCTCTTGAAGTGTACGCATCGCTTCTGATGCTTTGTTAAATTCATCTACTATCTCAGTACCCGAACCCGCTATCTCTTTTAAGTCGCCAATTAACCCCTTGAAATTTAACGTAACTAAATTCTTAAAAGCACTTACAGACCTCAATACATTGTCACGCAACACGTCCATAACCGCACCAAGCCCTGCCATAACCCTATCCAGTTGCTCACCACCTGCCTTTGTGGATGTGAACGCTTTGAACAATAACGTTACCGCACCTACAATTGCAGTTATCACCAACACTACTGGATTTGCTAATAAAGCTAAAAATGCTTTTGATAACCCTTTTACGCTTTGGATAGCTTGACCAATCCCCCCGCCTAAATCTTCAAAACTTGCCTTTTGTTGACCGCTACTTTTACTTACATCGTCCTGCGTTTTCTTAACGTCTTTATTAGACTTGCCCAACTTCTGGTTGGTACTGATATTCTTTTCAACTGATGCGTTTAGGCTATCTGTCGATTTCTTAACGTCGTCCGCATTCGTGTCGAACGTAATTTTAATATTTTCTAAATCGTCCGCCATTTTATTAATAGTTTAATAATTTAAGTGTAGTATTGCCCGTTGTTTTATCAATAGTCGCCTCTAAAATGCTATACTTATTTTCTTGAATGATAATATCATTTTGAAGTCTGAACCCGTTAGGTATATTAGACTGTCCTTGTATGTCATTGCTTTTTGAAATTACCAACTCTGACGCTGGTAGTTTCAACATAAACGTAGATTCTAATACATTCGGGTCTAATAGCCTTTCGGTCTGCTCTTTATAAAATGAGTTGTAAAGCGATTGTACTGTGGATTGCTCAATCAATCCGAAACCTAAACTAAAACCGCTTTCATGAACTGGCGATGTTGGAATATAAGACGTGATATTTGATACTAGCATTTGCCCACTCACGGCAACTACCTGAAAGCCTAAAGGTTTAGATAGGTTTTGTAAAGTATTTCCAAAAAACATAGTCAACTCCCCTAAGTTTGGCGTATATCTTAAAGCACCATTTGGAGCGATTGTAGGGGTGTCATTCGTAAACCCGTAGCTAGTGCGTAGTTCTGAAAGCCCAGACAAAGGAACGGTAGGTATAATACTAAAATCGGTCTGAATTATAAACTCCTCTTTGTCGCTTTCAGGTGGGGTTGTTGGATATGTCAATTGTCCAAACTCAACACCCCTCGCATTCTTATAGTCAATATTAGACTTATACTTAGTATTTTTATGCTTGAAATTATAAAAATTATACTCTGTTGGTATCTCTTTATTTATTTTTTTCGACCATACATAAGGTGTATAGTCGACCTCTTTTTTTGAATACTCTTTGTTTTCAGCTTTTAAATCCTCGGGCGTTAAGAAAAACAAACGCCCGTCCGTTGTGTCATTTTGGTAAACCGAAATATTAAAAGTTTTAAAAAAACTCTTTATAAAATCAATGCATTTCGTCTCTGGAATAGCTTTGTATAAATCTATATTCGACGATTGCATCGCATTAGAGTTGTCATTTATAGATTCTTTTGAAATTGTAGCAAACGATAATGGCGAAATACTTCTGTAATTATAATAAATTTTAACGCTTGAATTAGTCCACGTAACAGGGGTGCTAGGTTTTACTTTGATTTTAAAATTAAGTTGATTGAAATTGGCTTGAAAAAAAGTATCTGGTATTACAAACTCGCAAATAATATCGCCATTGCTTACCGTTGCCGAAACTTCGTTAAAAATAAAGCCGTTCAGCAATTCTAAAAAAACTAAAATCTCAGCATCTGCATCACTAATTGTATTTATAACATTTTCAAATTTCACTATCAATTTAACCTCATCGTCAAAATCAACATCCCATGGGGATTGGCGTGATAATAAAAATGTATCGTTAAAAGTAGAGGTTGTAATATTGTATTTTCTTTGTCTTGTAGGGTTGAATTGATTTGTAATGATAAAATCACTAAAGCCATTCAGCACATCATAAGTCATTGGCTCATCGCTTGTGATATTTTCAGCATTGCAATAAATATACCAATCGTTATAATAATCGTTATCTTCTAAAGGTATTACAATATCTAAGTTGTATTTTAATTTTATTAAGTCAATTATAGTACGCCCCTGTATAGCTGGCCTTAATTCATTAACCTTTATACTATTTTCGTCATTAGGATTGGTATTTGCAACCCTGCTAATATTGTCTAATAAATTACGGTTAGAATCTTCGCTAAATTGCCATACTCTTTTGTTTGATATTAGGGGTGTGTAAAATCTACCTATTAACCCATTGGCTAAGGGTCTTGGCATTTGCTGCTTTGAACGAACGTAATTTTGCACGGTATTCCCACGCCATTGTATAAGCTGCTTGTTAGGTGGCAAATCGTTTATTAAGTCATCGCCCATGCGATTGGCTAAAGATAAAAGGCTTGTAGTAAAATTGGCTGTATAAGATTGGATACGCCCACTATCTTCTCTAATCTCTCGTATCTTTAATTTACCATTTTCAGATAGTTGCTTATTTATGTAGATTTTGCAAAAGAAAATGTTAGATTGAATGGAACGCTTTAGTTTATTGTCACCTATAAATCCAACCGCTTTTTGGTTTGCTGGTGAACCACCAAAAGTGAAAGATTTTGAAAAGGGACTATATACCTTTGTCAAGTCTTTAGTATCTTTCAAAATATACTTAAGATCAATAGACTCTTTATCTTTTAACTCTATTTTACTAAAGTTCAGATTGTCTTTCGATATGTAGACTTCGACGTTATAAAGCATTATTTCAAGTTGTTAATTCGGTTGCCGCTCTCAAACTCTAAATCATAATTAATTTTTCCTTTGTCTGTTAGTCGGGTCTTAATATCAAAAGATTTGTTTGCGTTGATAACTGGTATCTGTTGAAATTCTGAAAATAAACCAACGTCATCAACGGTTATGGTAATAGCGTCTACCGTAATTTCCGTACTATCTACTGATATTGTTGTACTATCTACTGTCAAGCCTATACGTTCAGTCGTAAACGTTTCGCCTGTGAATTTCACTAAATAAATTAACGGCGAATACATGACCTCTTCAACTTGCTCGACCATATTTTCATGTAAACCACCTGTATTGATGACGTATTTCAACGCCACTTCATTTATTAATCTTCGCTTATGGTGAATAATACTGTTATTAATAGCATTAGGATTTCGGTATAGTTTCGTGCCATCCTCAGAATCTATACTTATAGGATTTGTCACTTTACCATAAGGCGTGAAGTAGTCAAACAAGCCCCAACGGTTAAGGTAAACAATCAAAAACCGCTCACCTAATTGCGCCTTACATTCTGTTGGGTTTATGAATTCCTTTTTGATAATATTTTCAGACGTGCAATTTGCTAAAGATTGCGTAAAGTCAAAAGAACGTCTAACATACTTGATTTTATCCGTATAATATCGATTGTAATCTATAGGTTTCAATCCAAGATAAGGTTGTTGCTTGTTTGGTATATTTCCGACTTGCTCAAAATCATAACGATAACCTCTAGTAGTAAAGTTGGTAACACCCTCGATAATTTCAGTACCGTTGGTATTGGTTATAATCTTTTTTATTTGCCAAAAAACACCCTCGCCACGAACCTCCGGAAAGTTAGAACCCTGAACCCATGCAAATCTTGTATTATCAATTTCAGCTTCTAACTTCTCAGCTATTTGAAAGCTAATATACGTGTCATTTTGCGATACTTTATTAGATTCTAAAATGTAGTTAGGTAGGCTAGGTGGGTTGTTTAGTTGACCGCTCCAAATGTATAATTCAATTTCAGCTTTAACAATGCTAGTATCTTGACTAGAGTTAGATACAGCAATATGTATCGGTGAACCACATAAGTATATCTGGTCTTCTGTTTCAATTGCAAAAGGTGTTATTGCCATATCTTTTTATTTTCTAAACGGAAATAAAATACTTTCCGTCAATTCCTTTTTTATAACCTCAACGCCTTTAGGTAGGTTTTTTTTCACCGCTATAAATAACGCATCTTTTTCTCCTGAGTCTTGCCCTGCTGGTCTAACGTCTGAACCATAGTCTAATTGAAACATCGTCAAAGTTGTATCTGGTTTCACAGCGTAGTTGATACTATTCTTCAAAGCTCCAGTTAAAACTCTAGTTGTACGTCTAGCATCTCTATAAATCTGCTCACCTAAAATATTTAAGTTAGCTTTTATAATTTTGTCGGCTGCTATCTGCTCTTTAGTCCTCCTTTTTGCCATCGCTTATCCTTTTTAAAAAGTTTCTAATTCCTGCAATTCCTAAGCTATTCCTAGTCGTTGCCTTAGTTGCTTTTGTCGTTGCAATACGTCCTGATGCTGTTGCTCTTATAACTTGGAACGGCTGACCATTGTCATCGGTGTATATTAGTTTCCAAGCGACATCACTCGGCATCATTGCTTTTATATTTTCTTCAAGGTCTGAATTTTCTAAAAACTGCCCGTAAAATACTTCTGTAAAAGTTGGCACACCTTGCAAGTCTATGACATAAGATATAGACCTTTTTAGGCGTCCAGTATCAACTTTAGCTGATGCTTTAGACTTGCTTACAATCTCACGGCAAATCGCCATTAAAGGCTTATCTGCTAATACGTCCAACCTATTCACAACACCCAGTATTAGGATAACTTAATCCAATATCAAAATTCCACCCGTCTAAACTAGCACCCGCATAGTCATACAGAGGGGCTAAAGATGTCAACGTATCAATATTGATATTTTCATCAATCTCAAAACGTTCGATGTGGTTAATAAAAGCATTAGCTATACTCTCGCACTCCGCTAAGTTGTCAAGATAGTTGGTATCTTTCATTAACTTAGAGGGTTGTATCTCTTTTCTAGTATCTCTTTGTTGTAAAATGTGGATACGGTAGTTGTAAACATACAAATCATTCTCCGCATCTTCTGACCTCGGTAGTATCTGTATAGCTACTAAAGGATATATATTTTCCTTTTCAATATCAATAACATCTTCATCCCTTAGCGTTATAGTATTTACCATACCATCGGCATTGAACCTATTTATTATATAATTTGTTATTTTAGCTATCATTTTACAGATTCAATTAGTCGTTTACGTACCGCATACTCGCCCCAAAATAGAAAGTCTTTAGCTTTCATTTTCAAAACCTTGTTTACATTCAACAAGTTAGCGCTACAAAGTAAATAAATTATTTCGATATAACCGCCATAATCTTCTGCAAATTCCTGTTTAAGACTATCTGATGGACTAGGGTTATGCTGTTCGGTACTGCTAGGCAATTGAGGAGGGTTGTATATCCAAATATAAGTTTCCTTTATTTCTAGTAGTTGCTTTTGAAATTCCTCTAATATTTTAAGATAATCTTTTTCTCTTTTTGGAAGCCCACCTACTAAGATTTTATAAAACTTTGTTGCTGTCTCAACGTCTGGTGTATCAGTATGTTTGACCATTTGAAAATAATAATTTTCAACATCTATAAAATCCCCTGCTTTTAAATTTTCTAGGCTAAACATAACTCTGCGTTTGGTACTAATTCGAAATACATTCTTAAAAGTAAAGCATCTAATATATCGGGACTATGACTTATAATCTCTTTTATTTTTTTCTTTGACATCAACTGTATTTTGCCCTCGTTGTCTAACATATCCGACTGCAAACACTCTAATTCTTTTATGACTAATTCTTTTTGGATATCGCAATTTATGTAAATCTGATTAGCGTTTATCTTTTCAGCTAATTTATAACCGCACTCGTTTTTCAAATTTTTGTAATTACCATTCTTAGCCTTAGATCCGTTATGAAAAGCAATAGCACCTTCAAGATAACTAGACAAGTACCCACCCACACCATCGGCATCGTATACTATATGCGACCTTGGGATATTGTATTTTTCGGCTACGCTTTTAATTATATTCTCAATCTCTTTTCCGTCTGTTTTGTCTTTGATTAGATAGTCGACTATCCTTAACCCACACCAAACAAATATTACAAACTTATCACTTCCTAACATAGCTATATCGCAGCTAAGATACATCTCGCCTTTTGGAACAAAGGAATTCGTCCAAAGGTCTTTTATTTTTTCATAGCTACACAACTGGCTATCGCTCTCCTCTTGTTCTGCTAGGTACAATTGTTTGAATATTTTAGTTGGTAAATCTTTCTGCGCTTGTATTATTTCAGATTCGTCTAATATCCCCTCATTAACTGCGTCCCATGCTGTTATCTTGAAATAAGCATACTCTTTGTCGGTCTTAGCTTTGTCTTTTAATTGATGCATCCAATTAGCCAAACCTCCGAAATTACCTATTAATTTCATCTCACCTTTAGTGGCTGTAATTGTCGACCTCAGCGCATAGAAAGCGTCGACTTTTGCTCTCGGTGCTTCGTCAAAAACGATAGAATAAACATCCTCACCAAAAAGATTGTCGGGTTTATCTGCGGATTTGAAATGTATTACTGAACCATTAGGGCAAGTGATTGTAAGATTAGATTCATTTATTTTATAAACCCCTGTAGGTCCTAATTTTGTCCGTAATCTTTTGAAAGCTATTTTTGTTTGAGAGTAAACGGGCGCAACCCACCAATGGTTATACCCTTCTTTATTCCAACTCTCGTGCGCTCTTTCAAATATCCACCAAATATGGGAAAACGTCTTTCCTACTTTAGTAGAAGCCTCAGTGATTGTAAAGCGTGAATTATTATAAAGAAAATCCTTTTGGTATGAGGTTAAGTTAGGCTTGGTAATTTCAATGTCCATTTAATCTTTGAAATTAATACTAATCTTTTCACCTCCCGAAGTCATATCAATTTTTTCACCGTATTTTTTTGGAAACATACGAGACAAATTCCATTTACGAGCGTCTATTCTTAGCCTATCCCTTTGAATAACATTATGATTTGTTTGCTCAATACCATTCTCATCAACATATATATCATCATCCGTACCGTCTGCAATTAGTATAATATCCTCAAAAATACGTTCTGCCATTATCTCTTTTGCGCGTGCGTATTGGTTTGATTTTATTTTATCATTTTTTAACCAATCCCAAAAAGTTTGAGTAGATGGCATATCTTTATCTCTTAAAATAGACTTTACCGACTCCCCATTTATAATTCTTTGACAAATTATATTAAAGATAGTATCAATTTGCTCTTTTGAGTATGCCATTGTTTTTTAGATAAAAAAAGGTGAACGTCATAAGATTGTTCACCTTTTAAAAATTAACTAACCTTATGAAAAAACTTATTGCAATATACACTTATTTTTTTGATTTTCTATACTGTTTATAAATTTTTTCAATCCAATTATTAAAATGCTTTGGATTGTTAGGATTCCAATTTTTGGGTATTGTGATTGTTAGATTCATACCATTCATTGATTTTATTGATTAGACTATCTACTTTTGCTTGGTATTTTTTAGGTATGCGGTTAGCGGATATACTTGTATCGTTGTTTGCTAGTAGTCGACTAAGCTCGACCATGTTTATTAATTTCTTCATTTTGTATTAGGTTTTTTACTTTCGTCCAATAGCTTAAGGTGCAGTTGCAAATTTTCAAGCCTCGAAGATTTTCATCACCATTATTGATTCTTTCAATTTCTATATCTCTTTTGATATTCCAGACCTCGAATGTATTTTCAAGAATCTCCAGTGCTTTAATACCGAACTTTTTTGTCAGCTCTTCTGCTTTTTCGTGTGGTTTCATAATTAAAATTTATTTTTTAGCTGCTCTCTAATTTCGTCCGCTTTTACTTTGTCATTTTTTGAAACAGCTATTAACAAATCCTGTCCAAGATTGTAATTTTCCTCTAATTCTTTAAAAGATATATACCCTGCTTTTAACTCTGTTTTTCTACATTTATCAAATCTAAATGTATTAACGGTGTTTAGATTCCATTGACAAGATGCAACCCCTCCCCAGTGGTCTGAAACTCTAATCACACCCTCGTTTGTGTAGTAGTAAACAGAACTGACATCTCCCCAAGGTGTTTTTGAAATATAGTCGGCTGGTCTACTTGGTATTTCACACTCTATAAATCTACCGTTTGTTTTTATAAAAAAGTTGTCTTTGTTGATTTTCATAATTTCTAGTTGTTAATTTATTACCCTACAAATATACAAAGATTTTTGAAATAAACAACTATAAATTTCAATTATTTTTGATTTTTTCTTTAAAATAACTGATATTGCCTTTAGGTGTTATGTGCAATGTGTCAAAATAATAGTCAATTTCAGTATGTAGGTCTAACAATTGTAAAGCAACGTAGTAGCTATTGTAGTGGTTTGCTAATTGATTTATAGATTCGGCATCTAATTCATTATTCAAAGCATCCCTTAGACTTTCAGTAATTTCTAATAGTCTATCTTGCAGTAGGTGTATTGGTTTTTTCATGATGTTTTAACATTAAAATATATGGTTTTACTCTAGTCTCTCTAAAGTGTTCAATTTGTTCAGGGGTCAATTGCTCTAGTTCAGGAAAATTACCAATATACGTATATTTTTTCATTTCATAAGTCTCCAATCCTAAATCGTATTTTTGAACTATTTTATTAAAAATTAGCTTATCATAGTCATTTATAGAATGTATGGTATTGACGTGGTAGTGAACCAAATCGTGATTGCACTTTAGCGTTGTGCCAATATATGCTAGAGTGAAGTGCAATTTATAGGCGGTATAGACGTAATTTTTACGTGCATAAGCGTAATTTCTTTTACGTGTCTTTCTAGCTATATCAAAGCCATACGCTTCGTCAAATATGCTTTTAAGTTGATCGAGGGTCATAAATTTCGTCATTATGGTTAAAATATAAGGTTTTGTAGTTGTTTGTGCCTACGTATCGTATAAGTACGGTATAGTTGAATTTAAGAGTGCCGTTTATCCACTTTTCATTTTCACCTTTAGAAACGGCAATAACTTTAAACGGATCACCTTTCTTGCCTATTTGTATGATATTTGGGTCTAATTTTATCATTTTTTTTCTTCATTTACATAGACCGTAAAGCCTAATTGTTTGAGCATTTTTATTTTTACCTTTTGAAGTGCGCTTAGTCTATCCCACTTTTCTTTTGATTCGATAAATATAACCTCATCAGGTTTAATTGCAATTAAGTCAGGCAATCCGCTGGGGGTTATTTTAACTAAATTTACAACAAAATATCCTTTAGACTGCCATTGCTTTATAAGACGTGTTTGTTGACGACTAGCCATAATCTTTTATAAATAATTTCGAGTTGTAAGACTTCTTTTTGGTCACGGTATCAACTATCTTCTTAGTCATTCCAAAATCCTCGCAAACAAAATAAACATTATTTTCTAAACGTCCTTTTATTGTTAGTCGGTCTCTGGATTGAAGGAACGCAACACCGCTAAAACCTAGATTCATATACACAATCGCATCCGCTTTAGATAGGTTCATACCCTCGGTTGCGACTTGCTGAACGGCTATATTTTTGTTTGAATTATTAAAATCTTCTATATCCGTTGCAAGATTGTCAAACACGCTATTAAGTATCTCTAATTCTGCCTGGTAAAAATACATGATAACTATCTTCTTATTTTCAAAATACTCCTTTATAAACGTTGCTTTATAGTGGCTGAATATCTTAGTGAAGTTGTCACCAGTAGCGGTCTCAATGATACAATGCCCATTTATTAGTTGATGAACTTTGCTTTGCAGTTTAGCGGGCGCATCTCCTAGGATATAGCCAGATGCACCCTCTACCGCTTTATCTTTTAATAAAAGTTTAGCCAACCTTACTAAATTTTCAGGGGTCTTAACTTTTATAAAATGCTCGGTTACTTTGGATTCAAAATTTGCGTCCCGCTGTGTCATCTTAACAATATACGGCTTTAATATTGGTGTGATTTTATTTAGTTTGGCGTTTGAGTAGTCTGTAACCGTATGCGTTGGTAGTTTCATTTGCTTTTTATCCACAAAGTCATTAGCCCATTTGTAAAAGTTAGTGTATTGTTTGAAGGGGCTAAAGGCACTAACATAAAATTGGTGATAAAATTGCGATGCGGATTCGACGGCTGGTGTGCCTGTCATTAAAATACAAGGGACGTTATAAAATAGTTTCTTAGCTAATTTGGTGCGATTAGAGGGCTTTGGATATGCAGATAGACTGTGACTTTCATCATATACAATTAAGTCATAAGAACCGCTAATTTTATGCAATGATTCGTAGTTAATAGCATCTAAATTGTAAGTAAATCCGAAAGCCTTATAGTCTTTGAGTATTGAAGGTATTGCACTTTTTTTTGTAACGATTAAAACATTAGTAATGTTTAGTAGTTGAGCGGTGTTAAGTGCGGTAAGTGTCTTACCGCTTCTGACTTCGCCAAAAAGATATCCGATTCTAAAACGCTTAACAACCTCTGCTAATTCTTGACTGTATTTTATTTGGTGTGGTCTTAGTTGTATCATGTGTTAAAAATCTAGTCCGTCATCTTCTATTTCTTCAACTACATCACCATTTTTAAAATAAAAAGATACTATACCGTTGTATTTAGTTTCGTCTAAATCTATTTTAAAATGACTACAATAATCTTTCACTTTCTTATTAAACTTTTGAGGCGTGTTATATCTTGCCACGGTTGGGTATGATTTGTTAAAGTCATCCCTAAGCTCTTTTCTTCCAACCCTGTAATCTGATAGGTCTAAAAGTTCCATAAATTCCATAAATTCAGTTCCTACGCTATTTCTTAATTTTCTAAGTTCTAAGTTAACTTTATCACTTTCAACAAGTCCATTAATTAAAAAGTACTGCAAACATCTAATCATAAAGTTGTCAAACCTTTGCCATTCTTTCTCATCCCACTCACTAAAAAATTGATGACCAAACTCATCTTCTGGAGTGTGTTTATCATTAAAAAAGTTGGCTATCTCAACTTCAAAAACCCTTCTATTAAAAGAAGCTCCTTCCCCTTTTACAGTATAATTTGTTGTAATGCTTAACTTTGGGCTTTCATTAAATGGTATTTGAAAAGAATCCTTACCTTTTTTCTCCACGGTCATTCCCTCAGTAACAATGCTAAAAAGACTTTCAAAGTTAAAGTTTCTTGATACATCATCCATTAGAAAAATCTGAGTGTCTTTGTTTACTTTTTGATATGCGAATTGTGCTTTAGGGTCAAAACGTTTACCATCTTCAATAACAACGTTTTTTATATGCCCAATAGCCTTATGAATTAAACCCTTACCACTACCACCGTTAGGTATGTCTTCTGAAATCATTTCATCATTAAAAATAATAGCTTTTGGTTTTGCATCATTTTGATATGAATGTAACAAATAACCTATAACAGATTTTAAAGTGTAATAACGATCTATATCCTCTCCTGAAACCTTCCATATAAAAGTTTTAAAAACCCCCTCGGATTCATCACTTAGAGTAATGTCTCTATCTATTACTTGCTTCTTCCATATCAAAGAATCAATATCTTTGTAATT